ACTGAATCCGATTTAGATTGTCTTGTTGATGACTTCCACAATGACTTTATAAATTATGAGTGTAGGGAATCCTTAAAGAACTGGCATAATGACCAAACCGAATAAACAAGAGCAGTTACCGAGCGAAGCGAGTAAGTGCGATGGGAGCAAAGCGACTGCTGTCTGCAAACACTGCGGTCTTACCTTGCAAGGCATGGAAAGAGAAGGTGAGGACATCTGTGTAGACTGCCTTGCCGACCTATGCTTTCCACCCAGTAATTACAACATTAAAGAGGGGTGTATACGCCAGTCAACCGATAATCCTATTGATAAGGAGGAAACCGACAAATGAGCATGATAACCTTACTTTGCATTGTATTTATATTTATTCTATTTATTTCAATGCTGTATTCCGATTAATAAACCGACAACCAATAAAACAAAACCGATATATGAACCTAACCGAAGAAACCAAAGAAAACATACGTGTCCGTGCAAAAGCACATATCAATTCAACCGACCCATCAACCGACCACTGGGACTCAATAGAAACTCCTGATGGTTTCGTTGACTTTAACATCTGGCAAGACGACGACTACAGGAATGGCGAGTGGATTGTTACCTGTTACGACACCTATTGCTCAACCGACGATGGTTACCTGTGCACTGACACTTCAACCTTTAAAAGGATAGCGTTGTAATGACTAACCGAGAGATAACTTTAGAACCAAGTGTAATGATTGAGGAACTTATGTTTTACATTCACCAGAATGAGATGGGAGGGGATTGCATTGACCCTGATAACCGATTCTTCCCTCTTTATCTAGAATTACAGAAGCTACTTGACAAGCTGAACAACGAACGACATGACTTGTACGTGTCCGTGAAAAATGATGAAACTAAATAACACTATGAGAGACTACGATAGCTGGCTAACTAGCTTCCTTGACTACGAGGACGACGACGGATTAACCGACGAAGAGCGACAGGAACTAAAGGATTTGTACGATGAATGGGTAATAGATCAGTACGAAACAAACAAACAAACAATAGACTGAGAGAGATGGACGACGACGAACACGAGGAGCAAACAATGATTGACTACGACGAAAGTCTGACGATTGTTGAGTTAGTAAATCAGGGTTGGGACTGGTTTTGGGGACAGAACGAACTGACCTACGACAAGCACTTAAATGTAGTGCGATCCGAGACTCCTCGTGTTCGTCCGAAAGTGTGGTTCAATCATATAAACGAGAAGTGAACGCAATCGAAGCCGAGATGAAACGATGGGGACGAGCTACCTATCGCCAGTTCCAACAAATCTACAAGGAGAGTGAGCGTGGTAGTGAGATGGACAGCAGTAAGCGTGTGTTAAGTAAGCTTGCACCACAGTTAGCACAACCCATTGAGGACTTCTTTAACCGATTTGCCAGTGATGACAGTCCGTCCATGCCGATTTGGTTGTGTTACATAGCCGACTTCCACCCACAAATGGTAGCACAGATAGCGTTGAAGACCGTGCTTGATAAGATGTACGCAGAGACCCGACACTTTAGTCGGTTGGCATCGGAAGTAGGAAAAGCATTTGAAGAGATCGCACGACAAAGGGTAGCTGAACACACCGTGCCTAAGAATAAGATGTTCAGCGTTCAAAAACCGAAGAGTAAACGGTCAAAGATGCAACGCTTTTATAATGTTGAAAAGAATAACCGACGGTTTACGTGTTGGGAGACAAGGCTGAAGGTATCATTAGGCGCGTGGTTGTTGGGAGAGATTGAAAGACACACAGGACTGATAGAGTTTCGGATAGAACGATTCGGAAAGAAGCAACGGAAGATTGTTACGTTGTCAGCACAGTTTAGTGATTGGGTACGACGGTTTGACACATGGAAAGAGATGCTTGATCCGATGCGAATGGCGTTGCCAACAAAACCGAGAGACTGGGTAGACTTTTACAGCGGTGGATACGAGAGCTTTGACGATCCGTTTGTTATGAACCGACCGAACGGTAGCAACTACGAGTTTGCAAGCATGAAGAATCTTTACGTGTCCGTGAATAACATTCAGCAGGTAAAGTGGAAAATTAACACGAAGATTTTAGATGTTGCTCTAAAGTGTTACGAATTAGAACGGGTCTTTGACTTCCATGAGATACCACTGCAACCGTACCTTGAGAACGGACACGAACGACCTGAAGAATTGCGTGAGTGGAAGTTCAAACAGGACAAGATACGACGACGTAACGAAAGTAACCGTAGCAAAAGGCTACAACACGCTAAAATATTACACCTAGCTAAGAAGTATAAGGAGTGGGACGATGTTTACTTTCCGGCACGGGTTGATTACAGAGGCAGGGTATATTATATGCCAGCTTATCTACATCCACAGGGCAACGACTTAGCACGTGGTCTTTTGTTGTTCGGTGATGGTCAACAAGTTATGGATGAAGACGACCTTGAACGACTGTTGATCCACGGAGCTAATGCGTGGGGTGTAAAGGGTAGCATTGAAGAACGGTTGCATTGGGTAGGTAAGCATCAGAAGTGGTTCCTTGAAACAGCTGAAGACCCGATGACTAACGACTGGTGGATGGAAGCAAGTGAACCGTTTGGATTCCTAGCATTTTGTTATGAGTATGAGACGTACACAAAGGAAGGATATGGTTACGTTTCGCACTTTCCTGTACGTATGGATTGTAGTAACAACGGTATGCAGATACTACATTTGTTACTGAGGGACGAGACCCATGCCAAGCACTGCAACTTGATAGCTGACCAACCAGTAGGAGATATGTATCAGCACATTGCTGACCTTGTGTACGAACGGTTGAAGGAGCAGTCAAGTGAGAGTTATATAGCGAGTCAATGGTTCCAACACGGAGTGACAAGAGCTATGGCTAAAGCTGCGGTGATGAATAAACCATACGGTCAGTCGTACTATTACGTGCTTGGTAACTTTTTAAATATTATTGGTGACGACCATCCGTTTCAAGAGGGCGAGAATGTCGACGCTATCAATTACCTAGCCGAACAGTTCAACACAGTAGCACGGGAGGAGTTAGAGAGTGTTGTCCGTATTCAGAAGTTCCTGCGTGGTTGTGCCAATGCTATCGGAAATCAGATAATCAGATGGACTACACCAAGTGGATTTAAAGTGGTACAAGGACTGACTAAAACAAAACGTATATGTTGTCGTACAATTGTCGGTAACATAGCAACCAAGGTTGACTTGGAGGATGACACAGATGAGATCGACCCAAAGGAACAACGCAAAGGAATCACGGCTAACTTTATACATGGCATAGATGCAGCTGTTGTTCACCGATTAGCGTACGCAATGCCGTACGATATGGGCTTTGTTCACGACTGTTTCATAAGCCACGCCTGTAACGCAAGAAAAGTACACCAAGATGTACGAAAAACATACAAGAATTTCTTTTCAATTGACTTACTAGCTGAGTTCAGATGTGAGTTATTGAATCAATACCCGACAGCAAAGTTGCCTGACCTGCCTGAACTTGGGACGCTTGACGTTTCGCAAATAGATCGAGCTATGTATCTGCTGTCTTAATAATACATAAAAACACTAAGAGAAATATGAGTATAAAATCACGTAAGAAACATCCAATAATAAAGATCAGCGGTATCGCTAAGTACTGTCACCTAAACGAACCAAGCAAGAAGTTTCACCCAGAGTTTGGTGAGTACAACTGTGACACGGTAGTGACTGAAGATGTAGCAAAGCAAATAAAAGAACAGCTCCGTCCGTTGTACGAGGAAGAGTTGAAAAGTATGCAAGAAGAAAAGGGCGGTCAAAAACTTAAGCAAGCTGATATGCCCATTAAGGAATCAGACCAAGAGATAATGATACGCACAAAGCTGAAGGGTGGACATAGAGCTAAGGACGGTAAGGTTTATAACTTCAGCGTAGCTTTGTTTGATGCAGCTGGTAAGCCATTGCCGAAAGATGTAGAGGTATGGGGCGGTAGTAAAGTTAATGTAGCTGTACGTCCTAACTTTTGGTACACAGACTTGATGGGTTTTGGTGTAACATTTGAACTTCAAGCAGTGCAAGTTATTGAATTAGCTAACGGTGGTCAGAGTGCGATGGCAGCTGATGCATTCGGATTCACAAGTGAAGAAGGATTCGTAGCCAATGGAGGAGAAACCCTAGACCAAGTATTCGATGCGGAAGAAACGAGCGAGACAGAAGTCACAGCGAACTTCTAATAACCGTTATCGTTCAGGTTTCGAATCTAAATTAGCTAACCAATTACAGCGTAGTGGTGTCGACTTTGAATACGAGACACTCAAGATAGAGTACCGTAAAGTATCAACCTACACACCAGACTTCATCCTGCCTAATGGTATTATAATAGAGGCAAAGGGAGTTTGGACGGTCGAGGACAGGACTAAACATCTGTTAGTACGTGAGCAACATCCACACCTAGATATACGAATGGTGTTTATGAACGCTGCGAACAAGATACGGAAGGGAAGCGACACCACTTACGCTCGTTGGTGCGAAAAGAAAGGAATAACATATGCAGATAAAATCATACCAAAGTCATGGCTTTCACACAAACACATCAACCCTGTGACAAGTGTGGGTCAAGTGACGGAGCAGCAACCAACGATGACGGAAGCACCTATTGTTTCGTGTGTCAAAATTATAGTGGACAAGGAGGAAGAGTGAGCGAACCAACACCGAGAGAGTTCTTAACTGGCGAACCCAAAGCAATACCACGACGCAACCTAACACAGGAAACGTGTCGTAAGTGGGGCTACTGGGTGGGTCGTTTGAATGGTGAGGATGTTCAGATAGCTAACTATAAGACACGAGACGGTAAGCCTGTAGCTCAAAAGATACGGTACGCTAACAAGAACTTCAGTGTTCGTGGTGAGTTGGTCGGTCTGTACGGTCAGCACCTGTGGAAAGAAGGAGGACGTCGTGTTGTTGTAGTCGAAGGAGAGATCGATGCGTTGAGTGCGTCACAGGCTATGGATAACAGATGGCCCGTGGTCAGCGTACCGAACGGAGCAAGTGCTGCAAAGAAACACGTGGCACAAGCTATCGATTGGTTGGAACGGTTCGAGAAAGTGGTGTTCTGTTTTGATATGGATGATGTCGGACGGAAGGGAGCAGCTGAATGTGCAGCACTCCTGACACCCGGCAAAGCACACATCGCAGAGCTGCCACTAAAAGACCCGTCTGATATGTTAACAGGTGGTAAGTCGAAAGAGTTGGTGTCGTGTTTGTACGAAGCAAGAGAGTACAGACCGGACGGAATCGTAAACGGTAAGGACTTGTGGGAGGTGATCAGTAACAAAGACTCCAACAAAGCTGTGCCGTATCCGTACTTCAGTTTAAATGAGTTAACCCACGGCATGAGGCTAGGAGAATTAGTTACGGTATGCGCGGGTAGTGGAATAGGAAAGTCTCTGTTCTGTCGTGAGATAGCTCATCACCTGCTAGGTCTTGGCGAGACGGTAGGTTATATAGCACTGGAGGAATCCGTCAGGCGTACTTGTCTTGGTATTATGGGTATCCATCTGAACAAACCATTGCACCTCGAGGAAGATGAAGTAGCTATGGAAGTGATGTTACCTGCGTTTGAAGAGACGGTAGGTAATGGAAAGTTCTACACCTATGATCACTTCGGAAGTATGGACAGTGACAACTTACTGGGTAAGATACGATACCTGATAAAAGGATTCGATTGTAAATGGATATTCCTAGATCACCTAAGTATTGTTGTCAGTGGTATAGCAGGAGATGACGAACGACGATTGATTGATAACACGATGACCAAGCTACGTAGTCTTGTTGAAGAGACAGGATGTGGCATGGTGTTGGTCAGTCACTTGAAGCGAGTGGATAGTGGACACGAAGAGGGAGGACGAGTAAGTCTACACCATCTGAGGGGCAGTCAAGCTATAGCACAGCTGTCGGACATGGTCATCGGACTGGAACGCAACCAACAGAGCGACAAAATATCGAATGAAACACGAGTGCGAGTCTTAAAAAATCGGTTTAGCGGTCAGACAGGACATTGTACCACACTTAATTACGACACAGAAACCGGACGATACACAGAAGATAAGAACGTCTTCGAAGATACAACAACTAACAACCCATTCTAATAAATGAAATTAAACCATATATACAACGAAGATTGCTTGACTACCATGAGTCGATTACCTGACAACAGTATTGATTTAGTAATCACATCGCCACCTTATAACAAATCAGGATATGAAGGCTTTATCAGGAAACGGCATAGTAAAGATAGCTGGAACGGGAGGAATATAGATTACGATGACGATTCTCAAAATGATTTTATGATTGAAGCAGATTACCAAGCTCAACAAGTTGAGGTTTTAAATGAAATACATCGTATATTAAAGGTTGATGGTAGTGTGTTTTATAATCATAAAATTAGAATAGCACAGCATAAAGCATCGCATCCAATTGAGTGGTTATTAAAAACAAACTTAACATTCAGGCAGCAACTCGTTTGGAATAGAACAAACAGTCCAGCGGTTAATCCTATTAGGTATCTACCGAGCACGGAACTGATATTTTGGTTAACAAAGACTCCAACTCAACCTAACTTTTCAAGAAGTAAGGAGCTTTTATTTAAGGGTGAGGTGTGGGAGTTTTCTGCTAAACCAAACAAAGCACATCCAGCTCCGTTTCCGGAAGAGTTACCTACAAATATTATGATGTGTGTTAAAAATAAAACAGAAGATTTTGTAGTTTACGATCCTTATAGCGGTACAGGGACTACTTGTAAAGTGGCTGCTGATTTTGGTTTTAATTTTATAGGAAGCGAAACTGTTAAAAGATACTGCGATATAGCTGAAGAAAGGCTTAATAAAAATACAGCACAATTACAACTATTATGAAAACACTATTCTTTGACATCGAAACAAATGCGATAGAGGACTGGTCGAACTTGTCTGACTTAAAGACGGTTCACTGTCTATCTATCTACGATCCTACCACACCTAAGATGATTACGTATCACGGTGCTGGTATTAAGAACGGACTAATGGAGTTAGCTAAAGCAGAACGGATAGTCGGACACAACGTCATCGGCTTTGATCTACCTGCTCTGTCTAAGATGTACAGCTTCCATCCACCTCTTGTTAAAGTATTGGACACGATGGTTATGGCTAGATGTATAGTACCTGATGTCCGCAACGACGACTTCTTACGAAATAACTTCGATAAAAGTTTAGTGGGTAGTCACTCGTTGAAAGCGTGGGGACTGAGACTGAACAACCTGACCAAGCTGACGTACGGTGAGGAAGACGGAGCGTTCGATAGTTACAACGAGGACATGAGGAAGTACTGCGAACGTGATACAATCGTAACACAAATCCTGTTTGACTATCTGATGATGGGTAATCCAAGCGGTGAGATGTTAGCGATTGAACATTGGTTTGCGTTTCTGATGAGACTACAAGAGAAGAAAGGCTTTGCGTTTGATGTTGTTAAGGCTGAGAAGTTGGAGTTAGAGTTGGCTGCTGTTCGTGCTGGTTTGTTAGACAGACTACAACGAGAGTTCCCTGCTAAGACAGAAGAGATGAAGACACCGAGTGGTTGGTCCTTACAGATAGAACGAGAGGACGGCATGGAGTTTATCACAGCTGCAACCAAGACGGAGCTGAAGAAGCAGTTGAAGGTGCGTAACTTAAAACAGACGTTGGTCAAAGATGCAGTCAAGTTAGCTAACAAGACTAAGACGATACCATTCAATCCCGGTAGTCGTCAGCAGATAGCCGAGCGTTTGTTAGCTTTAGGATACGAACTACCGAAGGAACCTGATGCAACCACACCAAAAGTAGATGAAGCAGTACTGAAAAGTATAGACCATCCGTTTGCTGAGGTTTTGTGTAATTACTTGTTGGTTACTAAGAGGTTAGGACAACTAGCAGAGGGTAATCAGGCGTGGTTGAAGTTAGAAAAGAACGGACGGATACACGGACGAGTCAACACAAACGGTGCAGTCACGGGTCGTTGTACTCATCAGAATCCTAATGTAGCACAAGTACCTGCGTGTCGTGCTGAGTACGGAGAGAAGTGTCGTGAGTTATTCAAGGCAGGAAACGGATACAAGTTAGTAGGGTGTGATGCAGCAGGACTAGAACTACGAATGCTTGCCCACTACCTAGCTTACTATGACGGTGGTGAGTACGCTAAGACTGTTATTGAAGGAGACATCCACACACTGAATCAGAAAGCAGCAGGACTGGAGACACGAGACCAAGCCAAGACGTTTATCTACGCATTCCTTTACGGAGCAGGTGACGCTAAGATTGGAGAGATCGTGGGTGGTAGTGCTAAAGAAGGACAGATGTTAAAGCGTAAGTTCCTGAGTAACCTACCAGCACTGAAAAGATTACAGGCAGATGTACAACAAAAGGTACAACGAAGTAACAAACTGATTGGACTAGACGGTCGTATACTTCCTGTTCGTTCACCACACGCTGCATTAAATATGTTGTTACAGAGTGCAGGTGCTGTGTGTATGAAGGTAGCGTTGATCCAACTGTTCCATCGCATGAATAAACTGAAGTGGCAACACGGTAGGGAGTACAGCTTTGTTGCTAACGTACACGACGAGTTCCAAGCAGAAGTACAACCCGATAAAGTGGGAGCTTTCAGTGATCTGGCAGTTGAATCAATACGCATGGCAGGAAGAGAGTTAAAACTAAACGTCATGTTAGACGGTGAAGCAAAGGTAGGTGAGACATGGGCACAGACACACTAGAGATTGAATACGATTGGCACTTGAGTCTTGCGAAGTTGTACGATACCATCGACTTAGAAGTACCTTGGGACTGGAGAAAACAACACGTACAAAACTATATGCCATCATCCAACGCTCAACGTATCGGAGCCATAGCCGAGTCAAGGTTTCAAACGGAATGTTTAGAGAGAGACTTTGAACCACATATGCCAGCAACCCCTATGCCGTGGGACTTTATCGTCACGTGTCCAGCAGGTATGTTAAAGGTGCAAGTCAAATCAACTAGAACTAGACAAGGACAGAGCTATACCGTCGTGACGTCAAGCGGATGCACAGGCAAAGAAACAATGTCACACGATGTGGATGTAGTAGCTTGTTATATAGCACCTGAGAAGATGTGGTGGATGATACCACGAAGTGAGTTGACAGGTAAGACAGTTAAGTTAAACCCGTCACCATCAAGCAGAAACAAGTACAAAAAATACCAAGAGAACTGGAGCGTATACTATGAGTAATAAGAAAACAACACTACTGATAGACGCTGACGTGTTGGCGTTTGAAGCAGCAGTGGTAGCCGAGGAATCAATTGAGTGGAAGGATGAGATGTGGACAGTACACGCAGACATGGCACTAGCTAAAGC